GGTCTGCATCAGATAGTTAAATGCGATAGTGGTATCTTCGTCTGCGAATTTATAGACTTTTTCAAAGGCTTCCGAACCGAACAAACGAGTCCAGCCGTCCTCAACGACTTCCTTGCCTTTTTCTGCGATTTTCTCGTCAGAAAGCTTTTCAATTTTCTTCCAGCTCTTTGATAAGTCTTCGCGGAACTTATCAAGTTCCTTCACACCCTTATCGTTTGCAGTGTATTCCAATTGGAATTCTCCGAAATCAATTGGGATGATGTTGCTTAATTTCTTAATTACGACCATTGTTTTTCTCCTCTTTTCAAAAATAAAAAGGCGTGAAATATCACGCCTCAGATTATCCTGGTACTACTGTTGATTTCTTAGGTTTACGAGTCCATACGACCTTAAACTTAATACTTTCATTCTCAGACGCTTCACCGTCCCCGATTTCGATACCAGAAAGACGAGCTGGTCCCTCATATTGAGTCTTTCCAGTTGCGTCAACTTCTTTATACCAAACCAAGAGCTCGTCGCCTACTGCATCTTCTTTTTCAGCAATGAAGTTCTGCGCTTTGTCATCAGTGTCACGAACTCCCTCAAATGAGCGGCCTCGTGTCTTACTGATCACTTGTTCTTCATGTGTTCCGTCGCCAGCAAAATCTGTGAAGTCGTCTGTCTTCTCATCATTCTCTGGTGATGATGACTTGAAGCCTTTAGCAATCCAGAGGTAATCCGTAGCGGTTGGTGGAGTGTCTGGAGTCGTTTCTTTGTAAGGGCCAATGTAGTGCTTGCGTTTTACGTTTTTATTTTTAACCATTATTCATTCCTTTCAATTTCAAGGCTGGCAGTTACGTCCAGCAAGTAAATGTAAAAACCTTGCTCATCTAAATCGTTTAAGTAAGGTTTGTCAACTTTTAAACCTAAGAACTCGTAAGAGCCATTCTTACTTGGCAATTCTAGGTCCATTTTTGATAAGGCAGCGTTAATCTGCCACAATGTATTATTGTTTAATTCCTGATCTCGTGACTTGATAGCAATTTCAAAAGGCAATCTGACTGTTTGAGTTCCAGCCATGTCCTCGTCTACCACTTCTCCGCCAGGTAGCGGATAAAGGACCAATCCCTCTTTTTCGGCTAAATAACCGAGCTTAGACGGGATTTTGTCTTGAATGCCCTTGATGTGCTCAAGTAAGACCTCTGCAAAGTCATTATTTTGGTTCATTTTAACCCCATCGCTTTCAATCCGACATCCCCCCACTTCTTAGAGTGTAAGGCAGCGGCTTTTTTATCCCACCTTGGACCAGTTCCAGGTGTTGGCTTTTGGCTCAGGAGCTTATCTTTGTTAGCAAAGAAAAACCTTCTTTGTTTTTCAGAAAAGAACCCTTTTCGCTTCTTGCCATAATAGAGCAATCTAGCGTAGGGCGTTGCATAGACAATCGAATCTTGTCGAACATGTCCACTAGACCGTAGGTCCCCTCTTCGTTTTGGGACAAATCGCTCCATGTCCATCAGCATCTGGTTAGCAATAGCTAACTTCCCTTTAGCGAAATTCTCTGGAGATACTTTCTTCTCAATTCCTGATAGGTCTATCTTTACATTAACGCCACCCATCAAATCACCTCGATTTCATAAGCTAGTAGCTTCTTAGTTAGAGGATGATATTGAGGGATGATGTTCTTGACAACGTAGCTGGCGCCGTCCTCTTCGACAACACCTCCCACAAAACTCTTGTCGAGCTTCACAGGGCAGTATTTGTTATAGACAATCACAGTCGAGGAATTGGACTCGCTACGATGATTACCTGAGCCAGAATGAGAAAAGGATCTATCGAACTTGCAAGGAGATAATAAAAGGGGTTCAGAGTAAGCCTCTTTCCCCCAATCATCCTCACCAACAGGCTTTTTGATAGTCACAGAATCAGTTAGCATTCGTTTATCTATCATAATCGACCCTCGCTGAGCCAAATCCAGCCATTCTGAGCCAGTTTTCAGCGTCTCTTGATAAATTATACCTTTCACCCAAAGAAAGCGAACCTGAGCGATAGCTTATAGATGTCCGCCCAACTGACATGCTGGCAATAGATTGCTTGTCCTCTGACGTCAGGACCCCAGAAGTGTCCAAGTAAGCAATCTGAAAGGCTGTAGCTCGTTTAACTGCCTTCTTGCGAGCTGTATTGTCGCTATCAAAGCTATTTAGAGAATAGAAATCCCTGATATAAGCATCGATAGCAAGTTCCGCTCGTTTTAAAAGCTTGTCAAAGTCGCCCTCAACCTCAAATCCGAGCTTCTCGAACTCCTCTTTAGTTAAGTAAGCCATCTAATCACCTCCTTAAAAGGTGGATGTCCCCACCTCAACTAGATCTTGCTTAGGCTCTTCAACGAGTTCAAAGCAATCTTCACCAATCACCTCATTAAACAGGCCATTGATTCGATTAGCTTCGTCTTGATCTAGCTCGTATTCTTGCCCTTTGTCAAAATGACGGTCAGACTTAGCTAGATAAGCGTTCAATTTTGCTTTAAATTTGGCCATTTAACACCTCCAATAGTTCATCTTTGGTCTTGTTTGAATAGCCCTCAAACCCTCGCTCTTTAGCAAGAGCTTTCAACTCTGCCAAAGTCATGTCCGAAAGTGAATGAGTAGCCAAAATCTCTGAGATTTGGCCATCTTCAATCACTTCTTCAAATCCATCAGCGATTAGCTGAGCTTCAAGCAAGCTGCCTTCCTGCACAGTGTAGACTTGATTTCCTTTTTCGTATTTACGCATTTTCTACCTCCTTAATTAAGCAGATTTGTGAGAAACATAGACCCCGTCTTGTTTTGATTGCAAGACGAAAAGATCATGATACAAACGGTTTTGGTATAGGTAACCATCACCCTCCGTATGTTGCCCAGGAGCAAAGAGATAGATTGAGTTGAACTTAGCCTTGGCAATTACTGCTGGCTTAGCAACGATCAAGAAGTTAATGTTTTTACCGTCCGAAGCCTTAACAAAGCCTTCAGTGAAGTCAAACTTAGTCTTGAAGCGTGCATCGTCCCAAACTTCGATAAGCTGAACTCCGTCAAGTGAAGTGACACGAGTATCAATTCCTTGAGGCGATGTAGTAGCGATTGAGCGTGTGAACTCTTTAGAACGTTCCAAGAAATCCATCACTTCGCTAGAAACATACATAACGATGTTTTGAGCGCCGTATTTACGAACTGGCAAAAGAGCAGCTTTCAATTTTGTGTAGATGTTCACTTCTGACAGGTCATCTTCAGACTTGAAGTGACTGTTTGTGATAGCTTCTGTAGCGATTTTAGAGAAGCGATAAGCGTCCACTTCTGGAGTAGCATGTTCGGTGATGAATGTATTAGATACGTTAGCAGCTGAAAGTTCTTGGTTGGTTTCGTCAACGTCTGCAGCATCCACGAAGAACTCGACGTCACGGTCAAATCCGAGCGTGTAGACTTTCTTGTCGTTTGAAACTGTACCAGCGTTGTAGCCTTTAGAGCGTGTGTGCGCCTTGTAGCCAGTAACTGAAATTGTAGGCAATTCGAACGACTTAGCGCCCAACCAGTTCACTTGTGGAGTTTCCAAAATACTTGTAAGTGCGCCTTGCATCAATTTCTTTTCAAAGGTGCCTTCATGTTTAGTGATGTAGTTAATTGTCATTGATCATTCTCCTGTTAATTATTTAGTCCGAGAGCCTTCAAAAAGGCGTCTTCTTGATTCGTTCCAGCCGTTGGATTTCCTCCGGCCGAAAATGTCGGCTTTTTCTCCTCGGCTTGCTCTGTGCGACCGAACTGAGGATATTTCTGCAACACTTGACCAATAGCGTCCTCAATAGACACCTCATCGGACACCAAGCGAGCAGATAGAGTGATGACGTCGTCTACAGACTCAGCATTTACTCCCAGAGTCAGAGCTGATAGTTTCGCTTCCAGGTTCTTCTTATCTGACAAAGCAATTTCTAGCTCTTTCTCTTTAGCAGCAAGCGCTTCTGACTGTTTCTCAGCCTCGCTCTTTTGTGAGTCTTTCCACTCTTTGAGCTGTTGGAGTCCTTCTTTAGCGCTCTTGATGTCCTCAAATCCTAGGCTTTTGAAGATTTTCTCTTGCGCTTTCTTTGACTCTTTAGCTACAAGACCAGTCACTTCATCTTGAGTGAAAGTCTTGACAGGTTGCTCTTGAGTTTGTGACTCAGTGTTTTCTCCAGCATTGACTGGCTGGTCAGTTTGTGTTTGAATGTCTTCTGGCATTCTTCTATCCTCCTAAAATTAGGTATTATCTTCCGTTCTTTACCGACTGCGGATAAAGTCAAGCAAAAAACCGCATCGAATTCGACACGGTTTATAGTGGTTTATAGCAATTTATTGCATGAAAAAAGCGCCTAGATTGTTCTAAGCGCTAAGTTTTACTAACTGTTTTACCTGTTCATAGTATGGCGTTAGGAAATTGATAAATCCTTGCTTATCACTTGGGTCATGTTCCTCTAAGAACATCATCAGCTCAAAGTCATTGAGAGCGTCAAACATTTCAGGGTTTTCATTGTCCCAAGCCTCAGCAAAGTCTTCATCTTCTCCGAAAAGGGCGTTAAACTTGAAGGAGAAATCCCAAAAATTATCAATCTGACCATTGACAGCTTGCTCTAGCATGTCTAATACTTGTTGACTGTATTTCATAATGGTTTAAATCCTTTCAGTTTTTTACGTTTCATCATAGTTACTACAATATCTGTATCAGGCTCAGTGATATAGAGGATACCGTTATAGTATCTTGCAAGTCTGCCATTCTGCTCTGATACATAATTAGGTGGTAGAGAAAAGGCTGTCTTTACCGTTTCATAATTATAAGCAAACGTGCCGTCTTTGCGCCTCATACGTTCTATGTAGCGTGCTATTGCATGGTCTCCAAATGTTATGCCAGCATTTTTGAAATTAAAGTAAGCCTCCACCGCCTGCTGTTTCTGCTTGTCAGACAGTTTCTCTTGAATGTCCCCTTTGAAATAATTGACAATCCTATTATCATGCCTCAAGGAGTCTTTTTCAGAGCGACTTAGAGCCCGAAAATCACTATAAGATTTAGGTGCTTTATTTCCTAAATTTTGTAGTATTTCAGAATACTCCTTTTTGGAGCGTTTGTCAATAGTTTTGTATAACTTTTGAACTGCATCATCATTGTAGCGATATCTTTCTCTTTCCTCATCCCGTTTCAGGAATGGGTGCTTATCGATGTAGTCTTTCAAGGCGGCGTTTTGGGTGCCTATCTTACTCTTGTACTTGTCTATCAGTTCTTTATCGCCTAGTTTCTCAGCGACGTGGAGCTTTTCCTTATTCGCCCTGATAGACCTCTCTAGAGCTCTCTGCTTAGCTTCCGCGTTGGCGTTCTCTATCGCTTGCTCTGAACTAACCGAATCGACGTCCTCGCCCAAATCAGGCTTGTAATTAGCCCCTGGGATGAATGGAGTTAGCATGTGACCGCAGTTAATACCAAGGCACCCTTCAGGCCGACCGTAACCATAATCTGACAAAGCTAAAATCTTCTCGCCATGTTCGACCCTAGCCCGGCCAGTCGTTACTATCTCATGCTGCAAAGGGGCGCACGACTTGCGAGCTGACGCCTTTTTTGAAAAATAAAAGGTATCAATGCCCAGCTCTTCAGCTGGTCTAGTTCGCATTTCTCGATAAGTTCGATAGGTTGTAGTCTTGATGACTGTCCTTGCGTAATTGTCAACCTTCCAGTTACGCCCCGCGCTGTCCTTGAAACCTTGAAAACCTTTCTCTTGCCACTTCATGACCGTGTCAGAGATAGCCTTATCAGCCGTTGACAAGCCTGTGACCACTCTTGCGACAGATTGCTCCACAATTCCTTGATAAGCGCCAATAACAGCCTTTGGCAAGGTTGTGTTGATAAGGTTATTAAGGTCACCGATAGCTTGATTAGCATAATCGGCAAGAATTTCTTGAATGTGATTGCTGTTCCCTGCAGATCCACGGCCTAAGTCTTCCATAAGCTGTTGCTTCGTGTCTGTGTAGAGCTTCAGGCCTTCATTCTCGACAATGTGACGTAATTGCTCTTCAGCGACTCCAGAGTATTTAGAGATTAGCTTCAGGTTCTCCTCGTTCAGCATGTGCATCTGTTGCATCTTCTCAAGTTGCCAGATATACGGTTGCTTATCAAGATAGACCGTGCCACGTTCAGTCACACGTTCGACCACGTTATCAAACAAATCCAAGGCTAACTGATGATAGATATCTGCGACATTGCTCGCTTGAAGCAGCAGTTGCTCATCATTGAACTGGATTGGCGGTCTCTTCTTTGACATTTAATCACTCTCCATACAAGTCTATATCCTCTTGCGTTCGCTGGCTGTTAGCCGTGTCCATTGTCTCCTGATTGATTGCCCGAATCATTTTCTTAGCGTCGACTTCTGACATATTAAAAGCCTTCTGGATAGCGTGAGCCTTGCTGACAATACCACTGGCCAAAGCCTTAGTCCAATAATCAAGCTCGTTGTTCTTGTCTGTGAATACTCCGTCATCGAGATTGATTGCAATCTTCTCCATTTGAGGAATCGGGCCGTTGTATAGACCGTAAAGGCTGCCGAGCTCACAGATTGAGATAATCAACTCTTTCAAAGACTGCTCTACTAAGCTGACAATACTGTTCCTCATTTGGTAGGTGTCTGAGTTTTCAGAAACAACCTCGGTCGCAGTTTTCAAGCTCTGGCCGTCAAACGTAAACATCCCGGCAGACACACCCAAAAGCATCTCAAAGAGCGCCAGACCTTCGTTAATGGTCTTGATGTAATCATCTGCCCTGATTGCAGTAGTCAGGTCTGTGATACTTCCACCGTCCATGTCATTAGTGGATAAGCGTAAGTAGACGTTTTGCTCTGTGTCAAAGCGTTTGACAAGTTGGACGTCTCCATCATTGTTGACCATTCGAGTCTCTGTAAGATTCTCAGGAACCGCCACTCTGCGTTGGCCCATCTTGACTTCCCACTTGAACTCGTCGTAAGTGGTGTTAATAAAATCAATCGTGCTCTTGGCATTGTCGAAGATAGACAAGCCTAAAGGCGAATTGATGTCCTTGTTGTTCATACCTGGAGGCTTAAGGTATGAAAAAAGCGGTCTTGTTAGACCGTCTAGTTCAACTTGTTCTTCTAAATCCTCGTAGACTTCAGCCAAAGGCACACGCCCTCCGACTTGCTCAGAACTTTCAGACCTGTATAGCTCATTTGAAATGATGTACTTCCCATCCTTGGCCCACTCATGGAACTCAATTAAGGTGTAGTAGATGTTCTTCTGACCTGAAGCCTTAATCGTCTTAGTCACGATAGCAGCGCTCGAAATATCTTGTGTATTGCTCTGCAACGGCAAAAAGACAGGCGCTTGAACAAATGACACTCTCACTCGTCCATTATCCACATAAGGCCTCATAGCAAGACCGCCCAAAGCAAGACAACTCTCAAGATAGCGCTCAAAATTCTTGTTAAAGCGGTCATTCTTTAAAGTCTCTTGAATGAATTCGTCTGCCTGCTCGTCGTCCAATTTAATCGAAGCTTGTTCATTGAATACCAAGCTTGCAATCTTCTTAGCAGCGGTCCGAGCGATTGGCAAATGGGTCGCTTCTCTTTGTTTCTTGATGCCGTCCGTATTTATGTAAGTGATTTTGTCAGCGTTGCTCTGATAGTATCTTAAATTCTCGTTGATTCGACGATACTCTGCGCTTGTCACTGCGATTTTAGGATGGTCTGTGATACTTGCGAGACTTTCTGTAGTCATTGCGTACTGTCCTCTCTTAAATAGATTTTTGACAAATTGTATAATGCCCATTTACTGGCTCCTTGTTGCTAAAAATTGGCGTAACGCTTATAAAATACGTTCACACTATATCTGAATTCGTCCATTGCGTGGTTATCTTTATCAATCGGTCGGCCGTTATCGTCACGACTGTAAAGACCAATCTCTTTCAAGAAATAGTAATGGTCGTATTCTTCTTCTTGGTGATTGATAAGCAAGAACTGACCTGAAGAGATGATATTCTGGCCACGTTCAATCCCTACCTCGATACCCTTCGCCTTGCTGCTGACATCATGCGCGTTGTTCAAGGCTCCCCTTGTCTGAATCCCTAGCTTATGCAATTCCTCTCGTAAGGATCTACACGCTGGGTCAATCCAGACATCGGTATAGCGCATTTGATACTTGCTAACGCACCATTGAATGAACGCTCGAAGCTCGACCGCATAAGTAGACATGGCTTTAACTTGACCAGTCTCGGCTCCACTATGGTAGTAATGAGCTACACGGTTTAGTCTAAAGAAGGTCTTGCCATCCTCTCTATGTTTAGTAACAATGTTACATGACATCGATGTGGCGTCAGATTGCCCACCATCGCCGTTGAAGTACATTTCCATAGGTTCGCCGACTAAACTATCCTTGATGTTCTTATCAAGATCAAATAGGCCATAAATAACGCCCTGAGGCATCACCCTCTGGCCAAGTACGTCTCTCTTGTAGAGATAAGGATTTTTCTTAAGCGATTGAATAATAGATTGCTTACGCTCTTCAGACAGAATCGGATTGTCGTCCATGGTCCAATGCGTCCAGCGGGTGTTCTGAACGTCAAATACATCCTTAATAACTGGATGTTGAGGTGCTGGAGGGTTCAGGTCAGCTAGATGATAGCGTAGTTTAGCAGCCCACGTCCGTCTAAATGCTTCCTGGATAAAATCCATATTCAGTAGATTGATTTCACAAAAGACTACCGAGCCTAGAGACATACCAGTGATAGCACCTACACTGTTGGCTTTACCGCCCCCTTTATAATAAACACGTTTAGTGCCGTTGGGTGTATCGATTAAGAGGTGGTCTCCGTGCTCATCATGCTTGATTTTACAATTGCCGTCGAAGATGTGCATTAAACCTGTACCGTCTCCGTCAATGAAAAGGCGGTAGGCTTGCTCTTGATTGTATGCAGCTATCAAATGGTTTTCGTCTGGCGACTCAATCAAATATCTTGCGTATCTGAAATGACCAGCGGTTGTCTTGCCGCTTCGAGGCGTGCCCTCGTTGACCTCAAGCTCATAGTTGAACGGTCTACGAATGATGTTGAGTTGTTTGTTTGAAAAATCAATCTTCAACCTCATCACCACCTTTTACCGCATTTAAGAGAGCTTCCATGAGAGTAGTATCGGACTTAGAGTCTTGATTTCTCTCAATCTTGATTTTGAGCAATTCAATCTCTTGTCTGATTTTCTCATCTGTCAACTCAAAGTCTTTCCAAGCCATATTATTCATGCCGTCCAAAGCAGAAAGAAAGGCGTTTGAATTAGCTTGTCTAATACCTTCATTCTCGATACTTGCTCTAGCCTTGTTTTTAAGCCATTCATACTCATTAAAAGCCTGTTCTCTGGACCATAGAGACATGTTCGAGAACTGTTTGAGCAACTCACGATACCTTTGTAAAACCTTAGTATTTTGAAGTAAGACAGAAGCATTGCTGTCAACAGCGCTATCTTTCCATTTTTTAGAGTTTGGAAACGCCTGTCTATATGCTTGTCTTTGAGATAGTCCGGAGATTATCCCTTGGACAAATAGCTCTTGTTTTGGGGTTAATTTATCCACTCACCGGACTACCTCCTTTCCGACAAAATAAAAAGCCACTCAAAGAGTGACTGTATGCGGTAAGTGGGTGCCTCCCCCACCAGAGCCTTATATAGCGCTACTTTATCTCTGTCCTACAGGTTAATCAGCCTAAATCTAATTACCGCCCTGTACCCCTATTGTGATAGCTACTCACAGAGATACAATTGGAACGACAGGACTCGAACCTGCCTACGTTTCAGACCCTTTATAGTCATATCGCTCCACCAACTGAGCTACGTTCCAACTGCAAGTAGACTACAGACTTGCGTGTTAATTAGAAATTACTTTTTTCTTTTTTATTTTTTGTAGTCTTTTTTGCGATATTAAAACATCCTACTCTATCGCCACTGGTAACCCAAGCCAGCAGTTTTTCAGAAGCTTTTCTAGGCCGTTGCCTAAGGTGCCTTACCCTTAATTCTTGATACTACCATTCTAACAGATTATTGTTACAGTGCACATCAAGATTGTCTAACTTTACGCAACGTTTTTTAGAACGTTCCAAATTATTCCAAATGTTCTAAAATTGTGCTAAGTTCTTCAATAGCCATCTTACGCATGTTATAGTACGAACTCTTGCTGATAGCTAGTTTGTCACAGATATCATCTACATACAATTTAGTAATGTAAGTCATTCTAAGGATAGACCTACGTTTTGGATTTTTAAGCCTATTGATCATTCTACCTAATTCAAGCTTTCTGTTGATAACCTCTTTAGTATCCTGTTCTATAGCCTCTTTCATTACGACAAGCTGAGTATAGACGTCATCAACTTTTCTAGTTTGACCACCTTGGACTTTGACGTCTGTCCACTTAGGACTTGAGAGCAAACCAGCCTCAAGTTCTTTGATTTCATCTATACGGCTTTGAATGTCCATATCAAGGTCTTGTAATTCTTTCAAGAGTTCTTTAGCCTTGTTCACTCTCTATCTCCTTTTGTGGTATAATAATATTATTGAGAATATAGCTGAGACAGAGAGTGTCTTGGCTTTTTTGTTTTAGTAGCTATTGAGTATCCTCATCGTCTTTTCATAGCTTAGATGTACTTTTGCTCTTTCCTCCTCGTATCCGAATACTTTTGGAATTCTGAAGTAAATGATTGTAGCGTTGTCATGTTGTTTGACAACTGAGAAAATGTGTTTAAGTAAGTCTTTTCTAAAAGCTACGTTAGGAAAAACTACAAGCTCTCGAGCTCCTATTCCTGTTGTAGTCACTTTATTTATTTTGCTCCCTGTGTACGGATATTTTTTTGGTCTCATCTTCTAACTCCTTATTGAATTTCCAAGCCTCGTACATAATCAAATCAAGTTCATTTTCGTGAATATTTCCTATCACTTTGCAATTATCCCAATAACATTTTTCAAATGGTGCATAAGTTGCCGGAGTGACATTCAGAAACGATAAGTAAAATCCGATTGCTGTTGTTTGTGTATCTTCATCTTCAAAGTAAGTATATTCACCAAAGCAGACGATACAAGCGTAAGCATTTGTTGTGATGATATCCCCCTCAAATATTTCTTGACCATTTCTGTCAAAAAGGCCTGTTGACTGCATGAGATGAATGTCATTGTTCACAATCCATTCACCAGCAGCAGAATCCTCATCAATGATCCAGATATCACCATTTCCAGCCATCACTTCGTCCGGTTGATACATACGATTTAATGAGCCGCCATCATATGCTCTAAATTTTGGTATCATAATCTCACCTCGTCTCCAATCCTCAAAGTTTCGTAGTTTGTTTGCGTGACTACGAAAATGCCGTAGTTCTGTACTGTGATTGTATACATGTCGCCAATCTTCTCCTTGTAGACTACTCTGCCTTTGATTTCTGCGCCTTGATTGCCAGCTTTATAGACGATCATCGGGCGCTTTTCTTCTAATTTCTTAATATGGATACTCTGCCAAATATTCAATCCAGCAGACAATAATATCCATATAACTATAAATCGTTTCAATCTGTGACCTCTTTTTCTTGTATTGTGTCCTACTTCTAAAAAATATCAATTTTAGCCGTTTTTAATTCCAATATAACGTCAAATCTAATACAGTTTATTTTCTTAGTCATGTCAACCAAATCCACGTTAGGCTTGAAAAAATCGCTATAGACCAAGCAACGGTGGCAAATATCGTCTAAAGCCACTTTGGTTGCATCATCAAGAGTAAAGACTTGATTCACATTAAAAATAAAATCTCTAATGTTATCAAGCGCTTTAACGCTAATAACGTTGTTCTGCATATCCTTGTTAAAAACTTGGGTGCTTTTGACAAATTCAATGATTTTATTTTTAGTCACTTTGTCTTTCATTTTTCCACCTCCTCAATTTTATTCTCTAACTTATCTTGTGACTTTCTAGCTCACCGAATTCACGCCCTTGGTTCACAAAATACGAACCAATCAGGATTGCATCGGCCTCGTCGTCTTTGACGTTAAGGTCGAAGTTCTCGGACACTTTAGCAACGGCCTGCAGCTTCATAGACTTCTTGCTACGGTCTTTGTAGCTGAACTTCCAATACTTGCGCCAGGTCGACACATTCACGAAGAGCACATTGTCAGCAATCAGCCGTCCGAGGATGATGCCTGTTACAATTCCAATGCTGATCATAGATTGTTGATTTGGCCCCATGACCGAGTTCTTCTCGACCACGATTGACTCGAAGGGCTCATCATATTTCTGTAAGGCCCTTGATTGAATAGCTCGCAATTCGCTAGCCATGAATCGACCACGTTCAAAGAACGACTTGCTTTTATGTTTTAAGACACCACTCTGGACGAGGTCAGAGCCGTGAAACACGGCCCATCCTGTCGCAGTAGTTGAAATGTCTAACGATAAGGTCAGATTTTTCATTGGAGCTCTCCCTTGATGCCGCAAAGATCAAAGAGATTCCGCTTGTTGTTTTCGATGAACTCAAAGAACTTCTGAAGTTCGGCCAAGTGGCGTTTCTCCCTCTTGACTCCGAGGCTCGTATGATACTCTGTTGGCGTTTTCGGTGTTACCCTGATGTCTAGCCAGTAGAGTGGCTCGAACACGTCGCCGTTCGTATCAAGAGAAGCATCTGCATCCGTATTTCTGAAATGCATCTGCATATCATATTCAATCTTGTTTGTAATCGTAATGTTCTTATCTACGATTTCTAGTGTGATACTTGTTCCTGGGATGTCGATTTTATTTAGCATTTATTTTTCTCCTTTATGCGTGTTTTGTATTTTTGTTGATTTCTAACAGCCATTTATCTGCAGCTTGCTGGATTTCTTCTGGAGCTGATAAATTATGTTTTCCCCTAATTTGAACGATTCGGCCATCCTTGTATTCCAAAGTAAAGAACGGTTTGTCTGGTTCATCTTTTGACCTAACGAATATGATTGTTGTTTTGCCGTTTGCATGATCTTGAGTGTATCTAGCGCTGCCGACACAATGTGACAGTGCCTTCCCTTCCAAAATCAATTCTCCGGAATTGTAGGCTGGTTTAAAGAGATACTGGCCTACCACTTTCTCGTATTTGGCCAAAGATTTCTGGCGCTTCTCGAACTTGCGCTGTTCAATCTCGCTCTTGTGCTGAATAAGCAATTTAACTGCATTGTCATGCGCTTTGACCAAATCTTTTGGCATGATGAGATTGTCAGTATCGATAGAAACATTGAGCTCGTTCAACATGCTGATATAGTCTACATAGTAATCAAAATTAACTTTGTTTTTTAAGAACCAATTCTGGAACCTGTTCATTTTGGCAGCTTTTGGGATTTTGTTGATATCTTGATAAGTCAGGACTTTTTCAATCCCAGAAACAAGCGTGCCACCTCGTGCTTTGATGCGACGTTCTAGCTCGTAATCTCTAAAGGACCTGTCGGTATTTTTGAAAAATCGCTTATTTTCATGAAGCCATTTCTTTGTTACGACACGGCAATCAACCGCTTTTCTCACATGCCATCCATCATATTCAGTAACATCATAAGCGAGATCCGTAGCCATTCTCCAGGCATTTATTTTTTGCAAGAACTCGATTTCGGAGCGGTATTTATACATGTGTGGCAAATGGTAATAGCGTAATCCGGAAGGAAATTCTAAATACTTCAATTCAGAAATCTCCCGAATCTTTTCCTCCCAATTATTTTCAAAGAATACTGTCCCTGAGTAAGCCCCTTGACCTGAGAAGTTAGGAGTAAGACCAGTAGCGTAGACTCCGCATCTCTCAGTCAGTTGTATGACTTGGTTGTCGCTCATCTGCTCAAAGTTTGTTAGCTGCATCCTGATAGATTGCTTGCCATTCGTATATCGCGACCAGAATCCGTACGATTGAATTTCAATTCGTTTGCACGTCACAAGCACAATTGCAAAACTGTAGAATTTATCGTAAAAGTCTAATCTGCTCGACTTTGTCAGACGTTTTTCGATGACCCTGCAGCCTGTCCGGTCGCTCTGAATCGTTTGAGATTTGTTAGACCATTTGATGGTCGGGATCTGCGAATAGCACCAGTCGAAGAATTTTTGGGGCGGTTTCAAACGTCCATCAATAATTTTTTGATTTTTTATCATGCTAATTCTCCGAATAAATCAAGCTGGCCGTCAATAACATTTTTCTGTTTTTTGACTTTTTTAGATTTTGGTTTTTCAGGTTGTTGGCCGACTACTACAGTCGCATGGATAGCCTCGACCTTTTTAGTTTTGCCAGTAAAATACTTATAGACCCAGCCAAATACAGTAGAGTCGTCTACCATCGCACAAGTTCCTGACTTAAAGTTCTTAGCTTGGCTAGCGCAATAGTTCAAAGCTTCTTTGATAGATTTCTTATCACTCAAAACTCCTTCGAAGAGTTTTTCATCTTCTTGGTCACAAATCCAATTGTGGATTGCATCTTCAGCTGGTCCATGGTCCTTCTTCATTTCCTCTAGTAACTTGGCCAGAGCTTTTTCTTTGATTTCATTCATTTCATTTCAAAAAATGCGACTGCCTTTGTGATAATTGGCTAAATACGGGCAGTCGCTCGTCCAAGGTCACATAACCTTTACTGACGTTTTCTAGTTCGCAGTTTTACAAGAATACACGGCTTGTTTATTTTTGAATTGTTTCCATTTTGGAAATAGTTGGTTTTGGGTTATTTTGATTTTTCAACAGCAAACATATCCTCGAATTCATCTGTCTGCTCTTTGAACTTCATCGGGCTGTCCCCTCTGAAATAAAATCCATTGTCATCCAATTCGCCTTTGACTCCCGTCGCCCAAGACAAGAAAATTGAGCCTTGGCAGTCAGGACAATTCATGAATGTAAAGTAAGATGGGACTTTCCACCGCTTCGCACATCCACAAAACGGGCATTGCAAATCAACATCTACCTTCTCGCTTGGTTTCTGCGAAATCGCTGTGCTTCCGCTAAATTTTGCAGATAACTTGTCCTTCGCTGCTTTGATATTGACAGGATTAATTTCAGCTAACTTCTCAGCATCAATTTTTAAAACGGCCCCTGCATTCTCGAGCTCTTTCTGACTTAAATCCTCAAGAATTTCGTCAGACCCTGTGATCATCTGATAGGCTTTGAATAAGGTTTGATAATCAAGTTCCTGCGCTCGTTCAAAACTCAATTTTACGTCATCTTGTTCAATATAGATTTTCATTCTTTCCTCGCTTTTTCTAAAAGATTACTACCCATTTTTCGGTAATATGATGGGTTCTTGCATATTCTTTCACAGCCATTTCTTCGGCTTGGGTGCGACTATATGCCAAAACATGATAGAAAGCCTGTGTCTGTCTATTGACACCCCAGTTACACCTAATCTCATAGAATTTCAACTCTTTATTGCTAGACCAAAAGTGGGATGACCGCTTGCCTAGCTTGTATGTTTCTCTATCGACTCTCATAATTTGGGGATCAGTCATCAGACCACCTCCACACGTTGACTCAGCGCTTTCGTTTTGCAGTATTCGCAATGGCCGCATGGCTTTGCTTCCTCCTCGCCTTTTTTAACCCTGTCAAGACGCTGGATGATCATAGACAACTCAGTCAGCTCATAGCCAAGCTTTTCCTGAGTTTGAAAAACGATGGCTCTGGTGTCGGGAGTCGGCTCTTTTGTCACTGCGTAGATAACAGGGGTGAACTCTTTGCCGTACTGCTCTTCCAGCATTTTCTTATACGCTGCCATCTGCAAGACATACCCCCAAGCCTCGAACCAGCGAACCTGAATATTTCGGCCGCTTGCTTCGTCCTGAACCCATACCATGCTGTCGATATCTGATTTTGTGGTCTTGATGTCTACGAAATATCCCTTTTCGACATTGAGACAGTCAATCTTGCCTTTAAATTCCACACCTTCGATTTTGCCTGTGACAGCAACCTCTTTCTGACCGACATAGTAATCCATAAATTGCTTGTCAGCTTCCAAACGCTCAATCATGCGCTGACCGACCAGAAAGTCAGATTTTAACTGACCTTTGGTTTTTCCAGCTTTTGAAATCATGGCATCTGCGTTTTCATCCATAAATTTCTTATGTACTTCTGGACTTTCAAAATAGCTGTGGACCATGTTCCCGACCAAGAGAGCTGTGTTGTCTCTCTGGTCTTCCCATTCTCCTTCCAACTCCGCTAGCGCTCGCGCTTCACACTCTCTAAACCGCTTATATTGCGAGATGGACCAGTAGCGACGTGCAGAAGCTGCCGAATAGTAATCTTTGCCAAGTAAATCTTGTGTCATTCCATTTCCACCCTTTCAGCCTTGCTTGCCATTTCAGGCATTACTCGGACAATAATCCCTAACTCTTGAGAAATAGCCTTGAATTGCTCTTTGACTTGACGCATATTTTTTTCAGGGAAAATAATTTCCATATTTTGGTATCGATAACCATATTTTTTAGCCACATCATCAGAAGCCATATTTTGCGATTTTTGGCCTACTCCTTGTTCGTGGGCAATATTACCCTCCGAACTCGTTTCAGGCTCAAATTCTGGCTGATTTTGGGTGTAGGATTGATTCTGAGTGTTTCGTTCTGCTTCTGCTTGAGCTTGTCTCATTTCAGCTGCGTCTGCGTGTAGGATATTGATAACATCCAAAACGGACTTGCCTTCCTTGAGCATGTCAACGTATTTTTGAGGAGCCAGATCATTATCCTCTGCAATAGCTGTCATTTCATTGATGCGTTTTTTAAGCTCTTCCTCTGCCTTGGCTTTGTCTGCTAGGTCCTTATCGTCTAAAATAGCTTGCAGAATATCCTCTAGCTTGGCCCCTCCTTCATAAAGTCGGATATAGACAACTGGGCCAAAGCCGGCCTTCGCAGCTGCTTCTGTTATCTGGATAAGTCCGGCCTCGCGTTGCTGTTTTTTGGTTGCTTCTTCTGCGACCAAATCAACAATCATCTTAGAGGTCGCTTGATTGATCCTCACATTATCAGCCATGAAGCACTTTTTCTTGCTGAGATCGTCAAAGTAGATGGCAAATAGCTTGATATCTAGGTCAACTCCGCTGTCTGCGATTGCAGATTCAAATGCCTCTTTGACTGTTTCCTTACGATCTTCAGTCGCTTTCTCTTCAAATTCCTTAATCTGGTTTTTGATGTCCGTCTGCAAAGTTTTGATAGGGTCTAGTACAGTATTAACCCATGCTTTCACTTCGTCCAGTGGACTAGAGTAGTCCTTGAGCTGGTTTTTTAGTTCTTGCTCAATTTGACGTTGCACTCGTCCCAATTCGTCTTTAACCTTGGTGTCATCTGACAAAGTTTCTTCTGTCACGATATAGCCAGCGTATTTCTTTTGATATGCTGCTAAAGCTTGTTCCAAAACCTCTTTTCCTTGGATTTCGATTTCAGCCGCTTTCAGGACAAATCCGACTTCTAAATCCGTCACTGGAACGAGTTCTAGGCTATCTGTTACATCTTTCAATTCTTCAGTCATTCTAGAAATCCTCCCCTTCTAGCATGTCCATTTGGCCGGTTTCTGGCTCTTGGTCGATTACTTCGCCCGTTTCTTGGTCAAAATCTGGGATCTCATCTGCTGGGTATTTTGTATCTGTGGTTGTCAACTCCTGGTTGATAACCTCTTTTTTTGGTTCTTCAGTCACTTCTTCAGAAGCTCCAAGAATGCCGGCCAATGTTTCAGTCTCTTCTCTCACTGGTTCGGCTTCTTTCATTTGACGATCATTGTCATACTCGTCAGCAATTGTGTTATTGATTGCTCCAGCGAACAAGTCACTGTCATTGCTTGTGTTGATAAACATTTTAGCAGCACGATTGATAACCGTTCTCATAGCCATTTGGTCAGGAAAGTCGATTTGGACATTTTTCGTTTTCGCCTTAGACCATGACTTGTCAATTTGTTTTTTAGTCATGACTTCAAAGAACTCTTCTCCATCCGTTCGAGTGATGATGCAATAAGCAGCAATTATTGGATTATCTGCGTTCTGCCAATCCGTCTCATGTTTGACTAACTTCTTACGCCCGTTTTCAACTGATACCTCTAGCGTATCCCCTTCGTAGACAACATTAGCAGTAACGTCTTTCACCTCTTGCAAATCTTTAGTAACTTTAATGGTCCCAAAATAAGACATTCTCAATTGGACGTCAGAGCCATATTTGATAAAGTAACATTGCTTTTTAGCCGGGCTTAGTCCTTGGGTTACCATTTCTAATAACGCGTTATAAACGCTGTCTTGAGTGCATTGCTGGAGCAAATTCCCACTGTTGGAGTTTTTTAGAGCATAATATGCTGAACTGAGTGCATTGCTAACGCTATAATTCGGTGCAATCAGGAGCCCTTCCCCCTTCATCGCTTCGATTCGTGTTGCAACATTTGATGTAACTTGCTTCTGTGTTAGTTCGTTTGTCATTTTCTTCTTCCTTTTGTCTTCTTAAGATTCCAATTTTCACGCTTCAAGCGTCTATTTTTGTTTTGCAATTTCAAAATAATATCTTGTTGCTCGTCAATGATTTCCCCAAGCTCAATTCCAAGATGGATATAGTCAGACCGCCATCGGTCGATTTCTGCGTGTAATTCTTCAATCATATTTCATCACCTACATATCGACGCCGACCGCATCCGATATCCACATACTCGCTAGGGTCAAGTTCTTCTCGTGGTTCAGGCGGTTGCATTATATCTCTGTCGTAATCAAACATGAGCATACACCTTTCCAAGTTCCAGAACTCGTTTCACATATCTGGCCTTGGATGTTAGCCCAAGATCCAGTAATTCGTTTTTTTCTTCGTGATTAGCCAAAAGCCACACACGGTTTTCAAGTTCAATTCTGGTCATCTTCCTGCTCCACCTCTTCAATTTTCACTTCGCTATTTAGACGTTTCATGGCTTCATCTACCGACTTGCCGTCCAGGACGTCCTTGAGTACGTGGCTTACATCGTGCATTGTTTGAGCCTTCGCCTTGCTTCTTTCAGTCTCTGGCATCAAGCCCATATCTTGTAGAGCTAGAAACGCAAGGCTGAAAGCGTGCATTTCTTTCTGAAGTTGTTTGATTTTTTTGATTGTTTTTAGTGCTTTAAACATATTGTTCTCCTTTTTTTCTTTATTCTCCGACTTTCCAAATTCGACAACGGGATTCCACTCCAGAAGAAGTCTTGTCTTGGAATTCCCAGTCATTGCCATAAGCTCCCGCAGCTTCGTATGAAGCTGATTTCAAATAAGCAATAGCTTCTTCCTTAGTCTCGAAAACAGTAGCCGAATAATCTTGCTTGCCAATTGGCAAAAAGTCTCTTCCAATCAAACTGAAATCCTCGTTTCCAGTTTCAGCATTTTTGACATGGATTGATATAATGTACATCTACATTTCTCCTTGCAGTCTAGCCTTAATGTCAAAATTTTCTTTGTACTTGTAAGCAGCAAGCTCCTGCTTCAAATCGTAGTTTTCTTGCTCGCAAGCAAAGCGACGTTTGCGCTCTTTGAGAAGGTCCTCATTAAGCTCGACTGCGACTGCTCTCCAGTCAAGGTTGACCGATTTTATAACTCCTTCAAGTCTGAGTTTGATTTTAGTAAATAGTTTCATATTTTCTCCTTTTAATTTATATAGCTGTTTTCTGCCAGTTTTCGTGATACCATTCAATGACGGCATCCCTTGGATATTTCTCACGCTTGCCCTCAATTCGTGGAAAATCTTCGTGTCTATTGAAGCGCTCGTCAAATGTCGTTGTGTCCTTGGTTCCAAGAAGCATCTCTGAGCATTGCGACTTATTCAGTTCCATTGGATAACGACGTTTTTCGTCGCTCACAATGGTCATGACCTTGAGCGTCCTATCCATCAAGCCAGCTTCAAACTGGTCTAATAGTTGATTCATTAAGTCATTCATGTTATAATTTCCTTGAATAATTTTGTTGAGCGCCTGATTGCCGTCAGGTGCTTTTTGTTGTCTTCTAATCAGATTTTTCCTTCTCGTTTTGAGTTTTGGCAATAAAGTCTGAGTAAGCTTGCTCAAACACTTCTAAAACTTGAGGGTCCACAACCACGCCATTAGTTTCAATAATATCTGGTGTAAAATCAATAGTGATTTTTGGTTTTCCGTTCGCAGGCATTTCTAGTCTGAAGCCAGTGACCCCTCTGCCAAGCTCCCAGTCATTGATTTTTACTGAATAACCTGAAGAATTAAGAGATTGACCCTCAGTAGGTTCCTGCTTGGGTTTAATACTTAGTTTTAATTGCTTCATGAGTACTCCTTCCCCATTTTTGCAAAGTCCTAAATTTGAAATTTCTCTCTTTTATTTATTAAGAGAAGTAGGACTTGTTGTTAGTTAATATTTATTGTTATTTAATACTTGTTGTTAGTTAGTATTTATTAGTGCCCAAAATCTGACATCTCACTTTCTGACATCTCACTTTCTGACATCTCACTTT